CCGTAGCAAACGATAAGGAAGGCTAAAGGTGAAAACAAGACTAGCAGAACATCTGAGCTTCGACCAGGCTAAGATCGTCCTTGAGCGTGATGAAAGCGATGGCAAAACATTGCATCTGAGTGGCATCTGTATTCAGGGTGACATTCGCAATGCTAACCAGCGCATTTATTCTTCTAAGGAAATTGATAGGGCTGTCAAGACGCTTAATGAACAGATCTCTGGGGGGTACTCAGTGCTAGGCGAAGTTGATCACCCGCAAGATTTACGTATCAATTTGGACAGAGTCAGCCACATGATTACCAAGATGTGGATGGATGGTCCAAATGGCTACGGAAAACTAAAAGTACTACCAACACCGATGGGACAGTTAGTTTCAACGATGTTGGAAGCAGGAGTAAAGTTGGGTGTCTCAAGCAGAGGATCAGGTGAAGTTGACGGAAGTGGTAATGTTCAAGGTTTTGAAATCATTACTGTTGATGTCGTAGCTCAACCATCTGCCCCGGGAGCTTATCCAACGCCAGTATACGAACACCTAATGAATAATGTAGGTGGATACCAGGCATTTAAGGTAGCACAGGAAGTAAAAGGCGATCCACAGGCACAACGTTTTATAGCAGAGAGCTTGAAAAAAATCATTTCAAGTCTAAACAAATCGTAGGAGAATCACAATGCTAGAATTTGTAAAACAGTTATTTGAAAACAATGTGATTTCCGAAGAAGTCAAGTCGGAGATTGAAACCGCTTGGGAAAAAACCGTTCAAGAAAATCGTGATCAAATCAACACACAATTGCGTGAAGAATTTGCACAGAAGTACGAACACGATAAGGCCGCAATGGTAGAAGCAGTGGAAAGCATGCTGACAGATCGAATCACAGCAGAACTTTCTGAATTTGCAGAAGACCGCCAAGGACTTATTGAAGCTAGAGCCAAATATGCTAAGAAGATGAAAAAAGATTCAAAAGCTATGGAAGCATTCATTCTTAATAACCTTAAGAAAGAACTAGCAGAACTTCGTGAAGATCGTAAAGCAGTTGCTGGAAATGTTGCTAAACTTGAATCTTTTATTGTGGATGCACTGGCGAAAGAAATCGCAGAATTCCATGCTGATAAGAAAGACCTAGCAGAAACGAAAGTTAAACTTGTTAGAGATAGCAAGGCTAAGTTTGAAGCAATCAAGAAAGACTTTATTGCTAAGTCAGCAAAGATCGTTGAAGAAACAGTATCGAAAGGTATTAAATCTGAAATGACTCAACTAAAAGAAGACATTGAAGCAGCACGCAGAAATGACTTTGGTCGCAGAATTTTTGAAAGTTTTGCAAGTGAGTACGCAACCAGCCATCTTAATGAAAAATCAGAAACATCCAAACTTCTCAAAGTTGTAAAACAGAAAGAAGCAGAAGTTGCTGAAGCCACAGCGCAAGCTGAGGAAGTTAAGAAACTAGTTGAAAGTAAAGATGCTGAAATTGCTCAAATTAAAAATTTCGCACAGAGAACAGAAGTAATGGCAGAACTGCTAGGACCTCTTTCTAAAGAAAAGCGTGAAATCATGAGCGAGCTTTTGGAATCTGTACAGACAAACAAATTACACGCAGCCTTTGACAAATATATTACTACCGTAATGGAAGGAAATGTATCGGTGAAGAAAGCGTTGACAGAAGGCAAAGAGATAACAGGCGATAAAACACAGGCACCAATCAGTGGCAATGAGACAAAAACCGCTGAGATTTTTGACATCCGCAGGCTTGCGGGACTAAAAGTTTAAAGGAGAAATAAACAATGTCACAACTATTAGAGTCACGCTGGTCCGAAACCAAAGACGCCCTTTTAGAAGGTCTTCAAGGTAACAAGCGTTCTGTTATGGCTACGACTCTGGAAAATACCCGTAAGTATTTGTCAGAAAGTGCTACAGCAGGTGCAACATCGGCCGGTAACGTCGCAACACTAAATCGTGTGATCCTTCCAGTGATCAGACGTGTAATGCCAACTGTCATCGCAAATGAATTAGTTGGAGTACAACCAATGACTGGTCCGGTAGGACAGATTCACACACTACGAGTTCGCTATTCAGATACAGTAGCAACAGGAACAGCAGTAGTAGCAGGTGAAGAAGCACTATCACCATTCAAGATCGCAGAAGGTTATTCTGGAAACGAAGCAACCAAAGCAGCTTCAACAGCAGCTTTAGAAGGTGTTGCTGGTAACAGACTAAGCATCCAAATCTTGAAACAAACAGTAGAAGCAAAATG